TACTTCTTCTTTCACTTCTTCTACTGGCCAAGGAACATCATATTCCCAATGCTTTTCTGTCTCAAAAGTTTCTGCTGGATTACCTTTGTTGATTTGTAATAATCTAACACGAATAGTATCCTTTTTGAATACTGGTTGAGAAGTTACAGTTCTTCCAAGTTCCTTATACTCAACATATGAAGTAGATTTTGGTTCCACTACTGGAACATGTACTTTTTCTTTAGGCATGATTAAAACGCTTTAGGGTGTGTAATTACATCACCATGTATCTCACCAATATCATCTATATGAGCATGGTCTATTGCTTCAATGTGTCCATGATCAATACTGATATGAACATTACTTTCTAAAATTGTAGCAATCCTTTCAAGTGCAACAGCAATTCTAACATTAGAATCTGCTATCTTTTCCCTTGGTGGAATAGGATCATACTCATCACTTTCCAAAGGAGTAATTCTTTCAGCAGTTGTGGTCATGATAATTTATAGATTTAATATTTTATCTCCTACATTTACATCATTGGTATCAAACCATCCTTTATTTACTTCTAAAGCATATAGGACTGATGAATCTGAAGAGATAGGAACTGTGCTTAAGGGTTTTAATTCCTTAATACTCTCTATTATACCACGTTCGTTGATAAAAGCAATATCTAATGGAATAATTGTGTCTTTCATATGAAAAAACTTTTCTCCAGACTCAATAAAAGAAAAAAGCATTCCAGTATTCTCTTCTAATTCTTCTCTAAACATCAAACCCATATTAAATTCTGTTTGAGTTTTGGGTGTTTCTATAGTTAATGGTAAATTAACAAAAGACTCACTTACTCCACCACCATTAGAACCATTGCCGCCACTATGGCTACCGTTGTAACCACCATTACCGTTACCATTTGAACCATTCCCATGTCCATTAGCATTTCCGTTACCGTTTTTTCCATTTTTGTTTTGTTCCTCTGGATCAGGTTTTAACCAACCACCACGTCCAACACGATATCCCATAGGGATTGGTTTACATTTCTTATCTTTATTGCAATAATATTTACCTTCTGGACATTTTTGAGTTTCCTCTAAAAAATTATGAAAAGATATTTGTTCATCTACTTTTTCATCCTCTAATTCTTTCTTAACTTCCTTTTTTATTTCTTGCTTTAATTTTTCTCTCTCTTCTTCTTTCTCTTGATCTTGTTGTAATTGGCTTTGTTTATCTCCTAAATCTTGTACAAATTGCTTATTAGATTGCGACTGTTTATCTTTCTGAAGTTTTTGCATAACTCTCTGTTTCTGCAACTCCAGTTTTTTTCTATCATCTAGGTTTTCTGAAAAATCAATAAAACTTTTCATCACTATCCCTCATCTACAACAGTAGCATGTTCCCACTTGTAAATATCTGGGTCTGCTTTAGCTGCTGCTTCTGTAGCATATAATTTTCTTTTATCAAATGTTTCATCCCACTGATTACCACCTTTATAGTAAACTGTTCCTACAGAAGGTATAATACTAGGTTTTTGTATACGGAACGCCATATCACAATTTTTTTAATTATTTATCTACTACAGTATCTCTTTCTATCTGCTCTTCTAATTTTGCTTTAGCAGCATTAACAGCAGCAGATCTTATTTCTAAATTATCCAACATCCTAGTATAGAACTTTAATTTCCATTCACGATATTCTTTGATGCTCTTCTTTACTTTGCAAAACATTGGTAGAAAGCAGGTCTCCGTATTTATTTAGTTCTTTGTGTAAAATCTATACCTTCCATATGATCATACTCATGTTGAAATACTCTTGCAGCAAGACCATCTAATTTTACTTTATGAAGTTTTTTATTCTCATCTTCATATTTTACAACAACTGATTCAGGTCTAACTATATCTAAAAACAGATCTGGATAAGATAAACATCCTTCTTCCATACATACTTTCTTTCTAGATTCTTTTAAAATTCTAGGATTAAAACAAGTAATAATTTCATTATATTCTACATCTCTTATCATTACAAATACCCTTTCCCATATACCAATTTGATTAGCAGAAAGACCAATACCTTTATGATATATCATACTTTCTGTTAATGTTCTAGACAAAAATTGTCGATCTAAATTATAACTACATGATTTAACTTTTTCATGTAATAAAAGATGTTCTGATGGTACTAAATCTTTAATCATAAAATTAAGAATAAAAAAAGAGACCCCTTTAGAAGAGGTCTCTTGGAAAAAATATGTAAATATTGATTTACATTAGGTTCTTAACTTGAACTCTTCTGTAGTAACGGTTAGAGTTGATAAGCAGTCTACCTACGCCTTGAGTGGTTCCTTCAGCGAATGGGTTAGCAACAATACCATATCTGGTCTTGAAGCCAATTTTTGGCTGGAAGGAGTTCTCACCCACAGCACGAACCATCTGTAGAGGAACGTATGGGCAATAGAACAGACCTGCATCATAAGGAGAAGTACCCTTATAACCTACAACATAGTACTGATTACCAGAGTCAGATGCTGTGTTTGCAGCAGCTAGGTTAGCAGCATATGGGTCAATGTAAACTTTGAACTTACCATTGATTGTACCAGCAAATGTATTGCCTGTATCATCAACATTCAAGTTTGCATTAAGTGCAGGTGTATAATCAAGGATTCCTGCCATTGTAAGAGCAGAAGCAACGTCAGCAGAGCAAAGGACCATGTTGCCCTTTCCACGCCTTGTTCTCTGTGCTATAGCATTAGCATCTCTTTCAATCTGGAATAGAAGTCCCTTGAACTTCTCAACTGACCATCTTCCATTTGAGTCAATGTCTAGGTCAAATACACCAGCAGTTGCTGTGTTTGAAACAGCACCCTGTTCAGCAGTCTTGTAGATAGTTCTAATAACTTCTCTGTTGATTTCAGCAAGGATCTCAGTAGAGAGGATATTAGCAAGTTCTGCTTCAGCATTAAGACCATGAATTGCTTTAAGGTCTTGAGCAAGTTCTAAACTGTACTCTGCCTTTAGTGCTCTGGACTTAGCAGTAACAGTAACTTTCTCAATACTGAATGCCATCTGGTTGAAGGCATCATTGCCATCACCTAGACTTTCAGCATCACCAGTAGGCATACCCTGACCAACTGTGTAGGTTGCTGTATTAGTTGCAGCAGTACCAACAGGGTTAAGAACTGATGGGTTAGTACCTCTTTGAGTATCAGTACCAATACCAGTTGCTACGTCAGAGAATGGTCTTGTGAATGTAGTATCAGAGTTAGCGTCTGTACCAGAGAATGCTGTATTAGCTTCATTATAGAATGCCTCTGTACCAGTCATGTTGGTATATCTGCTTCTCATCGCGAAGATAAGACCAGTAGGACCAGACATTGGCTGAACACCAGCAAGGTCATAAGCGACCAAGTTAGGCATTGCACGTCTAATCAATGAGATTAGAACTGGGTCGAAACCAGCATTTCCTAGTGCAGTTGTACCTGCTGTACCGAAACCACCCTGAGCACCAGCAGCGTTGCCGTGCATTGTGGGTTGTTCCATCAGGTTGATACCTGAGTTAAATGCTGATTCTTCTTTTAAGAATTTTTCTTGATTTTCTAGCAGAACTGCGGTTACTGCTTTACGGTGACTGTCTTTGATTGGATCAAGACCTTCATAGTCAAGTAAAGGAGCCCACTTTTCCTGCAATTGTTCTGATTGGAACATTTTGCTTTTACCTATAAAAGTGTGAAATTTGCGTTTGAATTAATAATTACTTCAACTCTGCTTTGGTTTGAATGCACCTAATGCTTGTAAATAAGATTCCATTCCACCAGCAACTGGTGCAAGAGTACTATCTACTCCCTCAGAAAGGGTTTGTGCTTTAGATGTTTCTTTAGCAGATTCGGTAGCAGTTCTAGAGAAGTATGACTCCTTAAGAACTTCTAACTTACCACGATATTCGTCTTCACTTTCAAACTCTACACTTTCAGCAAGTGAAGCAAGCTTTTCTTTCTGAGTGGCTGCTAGCCCTTCAGAAACTGATTCTAAGATATTAGATGCAGTTGACTCACCGAGTCTTCTGTTTAATCCAATGTTCTTATCAATCTGCTCATTGAGTTTGGTCTCCATATCATCTAGTTTTTCTACCATGCTCTCAAGCACATCATATTTGTCTTCAGGGATAGTTACATAATGTTCTTCAAAAAGACTCTTCATTCCACCAAGGAATGATTCAGTCATCTCAGTCTTGAGGCCATGCTCTATTGCAAGAGTATTCTCATCAATCCATTCTTGAGAAACATACTCCAAGTAGGAATCTACACGCTCTTGAAGAGATGCTTTTAACTCTTCTCTAGCTTCCTGGAGTTTTTCTTCATACTGGACTTCAAGAGTCTCTTGAATCTCTTTTACCTTGGAATTAAGAGCAGCTTCAAAAATAGTCTTTGCTTTCTCTTTGAATTCCTCGGACAATTCTTCTCCTCCTAAGAGGGCATTAACATCATCTTCGATGTCAACAGTTTCATCCACTGTGTCTTCAGATACTTCTACTTGATCTTCAGCAACCACTTGATCTTCCTCAATTACTTGATCTTCTACTTCTACTTCTTCAGCAGCAGTAGCTTTTCTATTAGTGACTACATCACTTACTTGTTTGATAGTCTTACCTGGTGTCTTTAACTTGTTAGAGTCACCTATTGGACTATTATTTTCAGGTGTAGGACCACCTAGATCCTCATAAGGAGGTGTATTGCCAGGTGTGCTAGCTCCTGATGGACCTGATTGCATTGCTTCAGGTGCAGGGGCGTTGGCATTCACGGCAGTTTTAGATTGCTCCATTTCTTGTAATTTCGTACCACGAGACATTGTTGACAGCTCCGATTTATCTTATTAAATCTATATTTATTTAGTAGATTAAGATTTTACAATGAGTTAAGGAAATCGTTGAAAAGATTTACTTTATTCTCATTTAATTGTTTTTGATCTACTAATGTATTAATTTGTTTGTATGTTTTAGCAGCTTGGGCTTCTCTTAGGATGCCACCATCCCAGATCCAATCCTTTCCTTCCATAATTCCTGAAACAAAAGCATCAGGTGCTGAAGGGTCAGCCACTATATCTGCAGCAGTTGATAACATAAAGTCATCACTAACCACATTATATCCTTCACGAGTTGGTTTCAATGAACCAATTCCTCTTGAAGAAACACCAAGTTTTACTCCTTCATCAATAAGGTTTTTAGCAATATTTCCCATTGGTGTAGTGAGAATTTTTGCTTTACCAATGAAGTTTGTTCC